ATCACCATACATCGGTGGCTAGGTACATGGCGGAACGATCAATGGAAAGATCCTCCTCGCCGAAAAGCAAATCCTCCAAATCTTGTAAGAACTCAGTGCGGAATTTACCATACTTATAGTGGACAAATTGTGTCATTTCATCATCAGTTATTTCAGGACACGCTTCCATAAAGGCCATGAGTGAGGAACGATCACCCAGCACCTGGATGATTTCTCTGACCGAAAACGATAAAAGCCTGGAATCAAGCCTACTTAAACTACATCCTGTCGCAAGGAACCGCTCCAGGAATAAATAACAAGCAGGCCTGTAATGACGAAATTCATAGGCATAGGAAAGGGACTTGCCAGCTATGTAGTCATTGTCACAAACATAGCTATTGTTAGAACGCCCGTTAAAGCGCCCCATAGCCTTTCCTAGCTTGGGTAACATAAGATGTCCATAAGTAGTGGGCACGAAACGTCTAGAAAGGAACTCGCAATCAACTAGGTGCGTGCGAACAAACACCTTAGCTTTCATGCAAGCCATCTTTGCAAAACGTTCGTAGTCGCGCTTTGCTCTTTTGGGAATCAGGCCATTCGTGATTCTTGCCAGCATATCATCCCCGAGGATGACAGCCTTGGAACGAATGCCGAACCTGAAAGCCCAAGCACAAAAAATGGAGGAATTCCAAATGCAATTGCGGAAGGTCGTTGAGGTAGAGCCAGACGGTAGTTGAAACTTGAGTTTGGCCCTCAAACCGAACCTCCTGCTCTGGGCAGTATAATAACTTGCCTTGAGTATACACCTGGCTAACCAGGGAGGCATACCCAATCTGACTGCCCAGTCATGCTCGAGGATTGCTACATCGGCTACTTGAAGTTTGTCATTGGAACTAAAGTCAGCCTCTACGAAGGGGCCTTCTCCTTCCAAATCAGAAACAAACGCTTGTGGAGTGTCGCCATAAGCATAACGGATACTAACTTTGGGGTTAGTTTCCGCGTTATTAGAGCTGCAAGTAACCAGCCTCTTCAAACAGGCATTAATTAAAGGACCTGAGAGTGCATTGTGCAGGTCAGTAGAAGCATTAACGATTCTACCGGCCCACTCATTATCGTGACGTTTCATAAGAAGTTCGACCTTCTCGAAAACGTCCTTAGTTGCAAACTCAGATTGTTTGAAGTGCTGGAAGCGCCCAACAGCTTTATCCAACCTATTGCGTTTCTGTACAGGAAACTGCATCTTCCACTCGTCATAGAGATCTTTGGTCCATTCCATTTGGGGCAGAGGTTCCGGCACAATTTGCCTAAGCAACTTGCGCGAAGCCTTTAATATTGGCTTAGCTGCCCTATCCTCCGTTTTATAATTGCAGCGCTTGTTGAAAGCAGAGAGGAATGAAAGAAAGGAATTGTCAGTAAGCACAGGATGATTATCCTCAAAAAGCGGTCCCAAGATATCTTGTCTTTGCAACTTGGGATTAACTCGATTCTCATCCTGGAGAACTTTCCTTGGCTCACGTATGTCGAGTGGGATGGTAGGGTGGAACGCGAAATTTTGTCTACACTTAAGGCGTTCATTGCCGTACCGCCATGGCTTGCGACTAGCACCACGACTCAGGTGGCCGCTGGCTGGACAGGCCATGGCGGCTGTGTTGGTTGGGGTTTTGGTTTTGGTTGGGGTTGGGGTTTTGGTTGTGG